CACCTGCAGGGTTCTTTTTCACAAACGTGAATGAACTTCAAGGCCTGGCTGGATGCCAAGCTAGAAACACTCCAAATCCTCCATTAAATTAACGCTAAGCCAGAAACGGAAACCCGTTGCAGCTTGACCTTTCTGGGTACAGATGTAACACCGTACTTAGCCTGGCTATCGATAGGATTAAGATGTCTGTCCCAAGGGACAGTATCATTAACACCGCCCTTACTTCTACATAGAGTAGAAATAAGGTGTCGATATGGGCACGCGCCACGCGTTTTTATCTCCTTGGGTTTCACAACCCAAACGTCAACATTATTGTAAGTGCCGGAATCGTCAGTACTGAGACCCGATAAGACCGTTTGTGTATCTACGTAGATACCAAGAGGTTCGGACTCCCCAGAGACGTACGGTAAAGGACCGAGAAAACTAGTGAGCACCGAATAGATAACGCTCGACGCGCTATAGAGCTGATTAACAACAAGCTCTCTCGCGTGGCGTTCTAGATTAAGTGCAGCATTAGCAAGCTTTTCCGTTGGGAAAACTATGCTTGACCCAAGAATCTTGGGATTTGACCCGGACAACTTACAACGTACTGGCGTTACGTCATTCCCGCGGAAGTAATCGCCGCCACAAGACTCTCTAAAGTAGCTGCGTGAATAGCTTTTTTGCAAATTCACCTTAAGGCCGACTGAAGTCAAAGCCTGACACGCGACTTTATACCATTCACGAGGGACAATAATATCGTCTCCGTAAACATAAACTTTGCGTGAAGCATCGCGATAACCGATGTTAAATCGGCGAGAGACGAGTGTACAAATGGCTAGATGAATTATCAAAGCCATTGTGGGGAATGTGAACCCTGATCCCATTCCTGCAAGTTTTCGCAGTTTTCGTGTGGAACCCGACGGAAGTCGTGCGTCTCCAGTTCGAAAACGAAGAATTTTGTAGAAAGGGACATACCGAAAGAGACGCCTGACAATATGGTAAGAAACCATGTCGCTAGCGTCCGAAAGGTCGAGGGTTGCATAAGAACGATCGATAGAAGATATATGGGCTAGCCTGCGATTAATCTCCTGGCTAGCAAAGTTGATTCGATGCTGGGTGTCCTTCTCTAAGCAATCCGTAATGGAGTCAAAAAACCCCATTTGGAAAAGAAGCTTATCATAAGGTTCACGGCAGATTACACGCGGTCCACGAGAATCCTTAGGAACAAAAAGTACCTCGGAATAATCGGGATCACCATCAAAAACCTCAGGTACAGGCGCGCGTTTGTTAAAACGGAACGCATGAGAGAGGTTCTTTGCCTCTGATGGTACAGTAGCGGGAAGTTTATTCCGTTCGTACCACCCGTACCGATCATCATGAGATGATGACCAGCCGTCCTTCCAGTTTGAAAACGTTCCGGACCCTGGACGTGCTTTTGAAATAATGGAATCAAAAGACATCCGGGACGTGCGAGGGTAATAGGTCTCAAAATTTGACCTCATCTTCTCAACGAAGGAGACGTCGTAATCACCGTCTTGTAGCACGCTGTTATCGTTTTCGATAAACTTGCTTTCAGCATTAACCAGCTGAGCAGCAGTAAAATCGAGCGACAACTTGTAAAAGTACTCACAAGCCTGGCGTATGACCAGCAAAGATACTGGACACGCGTCAGGTCTCACCAAGAATTTTTGATCCTTGGCTGAATAAGTGAAGAGCTGAGTAAGGAAACCCCGAAATAAAATGGGGAGCCCTCTGTACTTCGTTATAGCGCTTGAAAAATCGCGCCATTCGCCTTCTTCGATACACGACAAAACGTGTTTAGAAAAGGCGGGAAGAAGTACGGTTACGACGTAAACGCCTTCATTACGAAGGCGATTAATGACGTAAGAAGTCGACTTTTTGTCTATTCCTAGATCATCAAAAAGTGCCACAAAAAGATCAACATAATTTAGTTTCATGCTCCCAAAGGGTTAGTGAACTCAACTGATAACTGAGTTAACTGGCGCCTTAAGAAGTGAAGCAAAGTGTTGAATGTTAGGAGTCGCCCATGAGCATCCTTGTAACGGTATTGACGGTAAAGAATTCCGCAATATCCATAGCGAGGTAATCAACCTCAGAGGCGGTGAAACCAACAGTAGGTACAACAATAGAGCCGGTAAATGTCATCGTTTTACGAACGGTGTTACCAGCTAATGTTATATCTTTCTGAAGGACTCTAGAAGCGCTGGCGCGTAAAACGTCAGCACCGGACAGTGCATTGGCACCACGAATGATAAAAGAATCATCCGGCTGTCCAAAAGCAACTGTACTTCTAGTATACTTACCGACTGAGCGGGGTTCGTATGTAACACCCTGGGCGACTATGTTTCCAAAAGGCATAAAACTGAAAACTATTGTGGTAAGAGAATAAACGAAGACTAATTATCTTCGTTTTCGATGACCCAATCCCAGTGAACTGGTGGGACGATTTTCCGTAGTCTCTTATTAGCCAAATAGGCCATATTGAAGACCTCCTCAAAAGTGGGGAGTTCAAAAGAGGGCAATTCAGCTTCAGGAGCTACTAAGACTGTAGACTTAGGGTACCTATAATACGAGTTATACTCAAAAGGTATATTACGCGGATTAGTTAGGTAATAAGACCCAGGATATTGGTAGATATAGCCAGAGGTGTTAACCTTGGCGGATATCCAGCCATCAAAGTACACAGCCTTAACCCACCCGCCTCGGCGAAGTCCTTCGAGGAACTTGCCAATAGGAAATATATAGTCTACTACAAAAGAGAAGGGCATAAGCTCCCATAGTGTTGCCAGATCGGGATGTAAACCGATTCTGTCAAGCATGGACTCGATGCCAGCTTCCTGATAGTAGGCTTTTCCATTAGCGCGAAACTGAGTAGAACGTTTAAACTTCGCAAAGGAATCAGGAGGATTTCTAAATCCATAGAAGTATGGAGAATTAAAGTCCCCCGTATCGATTTCTTCGATAGTATACGTTTCAGCCTCATAGTGGGTCCCATCTATGGTCTTTGCTATATTATTTATAGCTCTAAGACCGCCTTCGATTTCTGAAATCAAGGGAACGATGCCCCAAGTGATGGCGCCGTACGATAATTGCCGCCAGAACTTCCACGTTAGAGTTGCCAAAATTTCATCCATCTCCGCAAGGAGAACAATGATGTTGGTTTCGGTTGACGTTGGAAGTTTTGACCAGTCGAGTTCTGTAAAAGGAGGCGGTCGAAGTAACCAGGACGGAATGTCTTGGTCTTCAACTGTCATGTCCCAGTACTCGGTGTAGTAGTTGAGGCCCTGAACACGTTTAACGTGTTTGCAGTAACCCCCACCAGGTATAACATCGTACATAGTTTCAGGAGCGCTACCCCCGCAAGATTGCCAGGTATTACTTCTACTATGATGTACTACTCGGCAAGAAGACGTGGGTTTTTCCCGAAAACGTAGTGGCATAGATGATCTTTAGGAAACGGAGGAAGCAAATGCTTCTAAACTGCAG